TTTTTTCTTTAAAAAGAAAGTGAAAAAAATATTTTTTTATTTTTTGTTTTTAAATTTCCAAAAAACATGGTGTTACTTTATAAATTTATGTAGTGATTATATCTATTTCAAATCAATCGACGGAGTAGAACTCTAAAGTAACACCATGGTTTTTTTAACTTTTTATGTAGAGAGTACACCCATTTTATATCAAATGACGAGAATTTTGTAAAATTTTGAAAAGTAAAATAAAAAAAAATATTTTTTTCAAAACTTTTTTCTTTAAAAAGAAAGTGAAAAAAATATTTTTTTATTTTTTAAATTTTATCAGAATTAAAGATTTACCACCAACCATGTATAGATGAACACAATGTTAGCACGAGCGCTCAAAACCGTCGTCCCGGGACACACGGGTGTTGTCGTCGGAAGCAGAGAAGACATGATTCAAAGAACCGTGAGACAGAGTAGAGTGAAACTCTCGACTAAATATGTTTGGGATCCGAATCACATGACGTACACGACGATACACTACCTACCGGACGGGTCGCTGTACAACGCCATGACTTTAAAGAATAAAATATCCAAATAATGTAAGGATGCTGACATGTGCGTCACTGAAGATACCTTCACCCGTGAAACAGAAACGTAAAACGTGGAAGTTCGCGGCTGAATTCCTATGGAAGAAGAATTTTGTAAAAAATCAATCCGAACTCGGTGTCTGGACTCGGGATCAATTAATAGAACTCGGACCAACCTTTGTAAAGTTAGGTCAAATTGTATCAACGCGCGCAGACCTTTACCCTGTAGAGTTTACGCGAGAGCTCGAATCTTTACAGGATAATGTACCTCCAATAGACGAGGTATGTGTAAAAGATGTTGTAAACACCAATAATGTATTTTCCGAGTTTAATTACACACCGTTCAAGTCTGCGAGTATAGGTCAGGTGCACATGGCGCGATTACTCGACGGCAGAGAGGTCGTGGTAAAAATAAAGAGACCCGCCATCTACGACGTAATGAAAAATGATACAGATAACATAATCGACGTTGTTAATTTTTTAGAGCGGGTGGGCATAGATACCGGTGCGACCTCCGGTCAAGTCTTGCACGAATCGATAGAGTACCTTTTATCGGAATCCGACTATGAAAAAGAGATGCACAACGCCAAACGCATGCGAAAAGCGTTTAAAGATGTTAAATGGGTCAAAATACCCAAGATATACGAATCGTTTTCGACGCACGACATGATAGTCATGGAGTACGTAAAGTCGGATAAACTCACCGAAATAACAGACGAAAATGTAAACTCAAAGAAAATTTGTGAAGCGTTGATCACATCGTACGTGATTCAAACCATGGAAAAGGGGCTTTTTCACGCGGATCCACACCCGGGAAATCTGGGATTTTCGGATAAGGGTAAACTCGTATTTTACGATTTCGGACTCGTCATAGATATTTCGGATGAATTAAAAATGGGATTTCAAGAACTCTTTAAATGTATAATAAACCGAGACACAAAGGGTGTAGTAGACACACTCATACGACTGAAGATCATAGTTCCAACGACCACCGATACCGATGACATAGAGATATTCTTCAAAACAACGTTAAATTATCTCGAAACATTGGATGTGAATGCATTTAAAAATGATATATTGGATGACGAAATACTCATGTCTCTCGCGGATAAAAAACCATTCTTGATACCGACATCATTCGTGTATCTCGCGAAGGCATTTTCTACCGTCGAAGGTACGTGTATAAAATTAGATGAAAATTTCAATTATTATGAATATTTAGAGCCCATGATAAAGGATCAATTCATAGAATCGTTCGACATACAAGAAGCGCTCTCCACGTCCATGGAAATGCCGTCGCGCATACGAAACATAAGTACAGCTGTTCTGGGTTTGGAGGAATCCAGAACATCTATGAAAAGGTCGTTAGAAAAGACGAGGAAAGAGATGCGATACACGCAATACAGTGTATTGACTGCGGTACTCGCTGGAAATATGATAGAACACTTACCTATGTTTACGTTGTTATCCATCATGAGTGCATGGTTTGCATTTACTTCTTATAAAAATCGATAGACGTTTCTTCCTTCTTTGGTTTCTTTTCATCCATAAAGAAAGCTTTGTGACTTTCCAAAATCTCACGGGATCGAGTCTTCTCACCCTCCGCGATTTCGGAAAGACGCTCACGAATGGTCGCAAAATCATCCGCGCGCTGTTTCTTCATTTGTTTACCGTATTTTTTGAACTTTTTACGAATGGACGTGATATTCGCTGATGTGGAGGCCGCGATGACAAACATTTACTATTTCTTAAGATTTTTTTTGGGGTGCGATTACAAATTAATATTGAGACGTTTGACTTTTTCCTCAAACTCTCTGCGCTCACCCGGTGATTCAATCTTTTCACCACCGGCGAGGGCTCTGATCTCTGGTCCGGTCAAGTGCATGGCATCAATTCTAAAGTCCTTGAATGCTTCCATGGTGACCGGAATGAGCGGTTGAACGAGTTCATAAATCGCGTTGGCGTATTCACGGATCTCCATCTGGGCGTGTTCATCCATGCGAAGGTGGAGATAATGCATGAGATTGTGAAGATTAATCTTCCAATAGAATTCCGTGTATGTCGACTGTGGGAGGTTGCCACGCGCTTGTTCGCGACACGCACCCCTATCGAGGAGATCTTGGTACAACTCAAACGATTCATTGAGTTTTTCGGAAACCTTAGACGTCAATTCATCACCCACGTCGACGACCCCTTCCGATCCTTGGTTGTTTACTCGCGATTGTCCACGCACAACGTCTGGTTCGTAGTACTGTTTCGGTACGACGGAGTATCGGGCGGAGAGTTCATTGATGCTGGCCATGCGGTGCCGCATATGCTGTCGAGCGATATAGATGGGCATTTTGATGTGAAACTTGAATTCGACCATCTCGAATGGCGTGGTGTGCCAGTGTCTAAGGAGATATCGAATAAGTCCCCGATCTCCTCTTGAGGTTTTAGTCCCATCTCCATACGAGACTCGGGCGGATTGTACGATGGCCGCATCCAAATCTTCCCGAGGCATGTGGTCCACGAGGCGAACAAACCCGTGATCCAAGACATCCCTTTGCATTTAGTACATCTACGGTTTAAATCTTTAAAGACATTCACGACGTAAACCAAACGTATTATTCATCGACACAATCCACTTCCCGGGATTTTTGTAGCTCGGGTCACACCCCAATCTTGCCATTCGGTCGTGTGACGACACGGTGTATATTTTGTGGTGATGACATCATCACAATTTCCGGACGCACTTCTTATTTGTTTTTGTTTGCCGATGGGTGTTTTAATCCCACGTCATGCGCTCCTTGAGACGCCGAATTAAGTACGGGGCGAGTTCAAACATATTTCCAACTGGTACATACCTGTAATCTATTCCTATGTTTTTACCCATACCTAAAAGCTGTGCGGTCACGTAACGGTCTTTGTCAAAACGTTTTGCATATCTGAGCGACCGTTCATTATGTGTGGCGAGCATGGTGTGTACATGTGGGCACACGAGAGAATACGCCATACTCTGCATGTACTGATTATCCACACACGCCTTTGTTTCGAGTAAATCGGGTTGTCGTTTTAAATACGCACCCCGCACGAGTTTTACCCCCAATTTAAATCCATCTTTGTGTGCGTCGTCTATATCAGACAGTAGTTCTCGCATGGCGTGTTTTCTATACATTTGATACGTTTTGTAAACATTGATGTCATTCACTGTATTATGCTCCGCCATCATGTCGTAACATATTTCGGGATACAACACATCTTCTGCGTCTATGCATATTTTTACACCACGCGTTTTCGCATATTTAATGATAGAATGTGCATAATCTTTCGCTTCAGATTCATTTTCTCTCGACCCAAAACTCGTAAGTTTTATGGCACACATTGAATTAATGGGAAGCGAGGTGATGATTCTTTTTGTCGTTTCAGCTATTTCATATGCTTCACGTGATTTACAATTTTCTTTTGCGTAATCAACTATTACCTTTTCACCTCTGTTACGTATTATTTCCAGTACACGTGGTAATTCTCGGAATGTCGCCGCATACCTGAGCATTAATTTACTTTAGATATTTTTCATCTAATTCTTTTTTCATATCTTCGATGGTCCTGTAGTATCTCTTGAGATCCTTCATGAATCGCTTGTTCTTCTCTAGACATTCACAGTCCACTTTATTAACGTAAATCCAAGCTAAGTTTGATTTAGAATATCTCGTCTCTTTTTGATTTTGGTTCGGGCGTCTCGGCACTAATTTTTTGTTCACGGTCTTCTTCAGTGGTTCCGTGCGCTTCGTAAAACTGATCGCTTGCATGACCGTATCGGCGAGATCATCTTTCTTTTTGGATTCTTTGAATATGGGAAGCCAGTGTGAATTCACGGGATTGCTATTCAAAAACGCCTCACATCGTTCGATGGATACCTTTTTACGTTTAAGATACTGGGCTTTACCCGGTCCACACACGTCTGGAATCTTAAATTTAGCGTCGTAAATGATCGTTTCAGATTTGGGGCATCTTATCACAAAGTATGCGTGAAGAAAATTCTCTACCATCTTCATTTTCTTATTTCTATCCGGTTGTTTCTCTATGAGTATGATGTCTGATTCTAATACCCACGGCTTTTCATCGAGGTGATTGCGCATGGAGACGAATATACCATCCTTGTGTTCAGGCGGTACACCCGATACATCCCAGTTCACGACTAAATTAGATGTTTCGTCAAATTGACACATGGCCAAATTTCGTATACCTACATCTATACTTAAAATCATTGAATTAAAGAAAATTTATTTCTTTATCTACTGTAAATGAAGAACATTAAACTTAATACGATTTTGTTATTTGTTTCTCTCATCGCATTGGTCGTGTGGCTCGGTTCCATCAGAATGAGAGAGAATTTGGAAGGAAGTGATTCTAAGGCGGTGAAGTACGTGAAGGAAGCGTCTCCCGAAAAGTTTATCAACCCATTCATCGTCTACGGCATGGCGAAAGAGTTGACTGAAGATGAAGAAAAACTCGCTCGGATCATCCCACTCGTGAAGTCGGGCGATCGTGAAAAATTGATCGCGTACCTCGAGTCTTTGTAAATGTATTTTTGTTTTTAGTGGTCACAGTACACCACAGAGAACAAAAATGAAATTAACGTCGCATACCGGGCATTTTCATTTTAGAAAAGTTGGCAGTTTTGAGTTTGTTCTGACCAGCGGGTGACAGGCCCATCATGGCCATGGCAATGATTAGCATAATACACGACAACACCGCACCAATGATCGCAAACTTCATGGGACCGGTCACCGCACCGACCACACCTGTCACAGCTTCACCGGCCGATTCAATGACTTGGGCGGACCCACCGGCCATGGATGCGGCGGCGGATTCACCCTTGGTTATGATTTCATTTGTCGTTTGATTGGTCGTCATAGCGGAAAGTAAGTTCTTCGCGACAGCTTGAGCCGCGAGTTCGGCCGAAATATTCTGTTTGAATGAAAGTTGTTCGCCATTAAAACATATCGTTTCACCGATATTGATGGTTTGTCCTTGAATATTTACCGCCTCGTTTATCGTTTTGGTGAGGTTATTCGTTTCGAGTTGTGTTTTTACGATGTTTTCAATTTCTGTGTTGATCGTTTGATTGACGTTTTGGCGATCACCGAATTGCAGGTTACCCATTTGAGTTTGTTTATCCAAAGCCGCACTCGCCTGTGCCTGGAGTTCACTCACGATCTCATTTTCAACGTTTTGGAAACTGTCTGTAATTTGTTCAGTCGTCGCCATGAAACTCGATGTAATGGTTTGATCAGTTTCTATATTACAACCAACGTTTTTCAAAATATTCAATTCCATATTTTGGATATTTTGCATGTTATTTTCGTTGATGGATTCATTATTCGTAACGGAGCTATACATGATGTCGTTGACGACACTCATGTTAAATTCCTGATTGATGGTTGAACTTCCTCCACCACCCATATTTTGTGATGTACTGAGAAAAAAATATACACTTAAAGACTTACATACACATCTAAACTATGTGGTGTTGGTGGTGTTGCCATCCATTTGAAGGTGAACGTTTAAGTTTGCCTTATAGATATGACGAGAAACGTAACAAGTTTAGTACGTGTGGTATATTCTGCTCTTGGAGTTGCATGAAACGTTATGCGATCGATAAATACGGCATAACACGGGGTGGTATCATATGTAGTAATATCATAATTATGCGCAAAAGATTATATAACAAATTGGGATCGATCGTGATGGCTCCACTCAGAGAACGCCTCGATGTATTCGGTGGTGATCTTTCCATAGAAGAATTTAGGAGTAATAGCGTTATAGATAAGGAGAAACCTAAAGAGATAAATAGTACACCATTAGAAGATAGGGTTATACCGATTATTTCAAACACAAAGAAGATGAATGAAATAAACAGTTCGACTGGTAAAAATGAAACGCTTAAATTGAAGCGTGAAAAACCGTTAAAACGAAACCAGAATAATCTAGAATCGGCTTTAGGGTTAATCATTAAGCCCAAAACGTAAAAGTCTGCGCTGTTTGTTTGTTGGTTTTGATTTTGGTACATGTTTAGAATTGAGACTATCTATCCAAGCCTCACCGTCGTATGCCTTCCATCGCAGTTTGTACTTGTCTATCATTTTTCGACAGAGTACACA